GATCCAGTGCATGAAGAGCCGAAGCAGTACAGGTGTAGGACAAAAGATTGATCTGGACTACAATATCGAAACCATGCGCATCACTGATCCCGGCGAAGAGGCCGGCCCGGTCAACACATTTCAAAAACCTAGCATATTGAACTCAATCAAGACTCAAAGTCGCATGACGCAAGCAATTTCAATTGACATCGATCAAACAGATAGCGACTCTTCTGACCAGCCTGCTAAGATTTCGGCTGATGTGCAAAGTGCCAAACTTCGACAACTGCTGGGTAAGATAAAGGCTTCAAACTAAAATGACCATATATTCTACGTCCTCGTTGCATGTTTCTGGAGTATCAGTAAAATCTATCGAGTTTGCTCCAGGAGTTGAAATGTTAGATCAGCATACAAAACTAGATGATTCTGACATTTTAATTTGGTTTGATATAATTGATCAAGACTGCCTCATGCAGGTTCACGCCATCAACGGGATACCCGGTCTTACAATTTCTACCGCACATGACGCTAGATTTTTTGATTGGTTCAAAGTAGATCATTGGCCATTTTATCTCATACACACATCAAAATTTTTTGACATTACAGCTGAAAAATTTGACAATCTACCAACCCTCCACTGTTTTAATTTTTTAATCAGCAAAAAACAAATTAATCGCTATCTTTTGTTAAAGTTGGTTGAGTGGTTTAATCTGACCAGCTTTGATTACACTTGGAGTGGTCTGGGTGGTCAAATGGATCTTACACAACTCATCTCGGAATTTGATAGAATTCCTGACTCATTGGTGTCCAATCAATCACAATTCAAAAACCATATGCTTGGGCCGGTTCTCAACATTCCAAAAAAATTCAAAAAAAACCCAGGATCACAAGTTTATAATCATGCCTTTGTTGACAAGACCGGAAACCCTGTTGAAAACTGGAACGACTTTATCGGACCCATCGTGTCACAATCGGCCGTCAGCCTGATTTCAGAATCAGTGGGTTATCACAAATGGGCAGTGCATACCGAAAAAACTCTGTTTGCTGTGCAAGGATTGACGTTTCCAATCTGGATAGGTGGTTATAAACAAGCAGAAATCTGGGCAGATAAAGGGTTTGATATTTTTGCAGATGTTATAAATCATGATTATCAATACTGCGAATCTTTGTTGGAAAGATGCACCCGAGCTTTCGCAGACAATTTGCATATACTCACTGATCTTGATTATGCACGTGAGCAAAAGAGCCTACACTTTGAGAGATTGTGTCAAAATCGTGACAACATGACTGCAAATTTAAAATCATTGGATCAGGCTTTTTGGCAAAGGGCGGCGCAGGACCTATTAGCGGTTAGACCCACCGAACTTTATTAGATCTGGTTTGGGCAGATTTGCAATAAATATCTAAAAGGTCCTGGCCCAAAATGCAAAAGAAAACACGTAGTTTGTTAGAAGAATTAGATGCCATGTACATCCAGCGCGATCAGCGTCATGTCATTGAAAACCGCGCCAGCAACGTGATAGCCAGTGCCATACGCCTGCTGGAACAGATTGACGAGGCCTATTCAGAAGAACAGGCCGTAAACTTGAAACGCAAACTGCTCAACGCCATCAATCAGCGTGATCCTGCAAAATTCACCCGCACAGTGAGGCGCACAGATGCAAATTCATGAAGTGACCAAACTGCCAGTAAATGAAGGCATTGCTAGTGCCCTGGGCAGCATAGTAGGCGGCGCTCGAGCAGGAGCCAGCGCCTTGGGACAAAAACTCACCGGCGGCGGTGCTTTTTCGGCGGCCATGAAAGATCCTGTGCGTCAACAACAGATAAAGATGTTATCGGACAAAACCTACGACGCCTGGAAAGCCTATGAAAAAGATCTGTTGAAAGCCAATCCAGATGCCAAACAAGGTGACATGTATGAACAGGCTCTGTTGGCTTTCGTAAGTAAAAATTTACTGGGTGGACAGTATCTGCCCAATGTGATAATCAGGCACAAATCAAAGCCTTGGTAAAACAACTTAGTGGTTCCGGAGCAACTGCCAAACCACCTCCTACGCCCGCTCCGGCCAAAGCCGCTCCCGGGGTGATGCCTTCCAGTGTCGCCAGCAGTGCCCAGGGGCAAAAAATGCAACAGGCATATGGACCGCCCCGAGGTGGAATTGAGGGCATGAAATCCGATCTTGAAGAAGTGACCATGGGACTGCCATTGGGAAATTTACAACAGTATAAAGATACATCCAATCGTGTTAAATCAGCACCTAAACCAACTCCCACTGCTGGCGCCAGTTTGGGCCCGGGACAAATACCCGGCAAAGACGATCTGCTAAAAGGAAAAGGCAAAAGTTCTCAACCATCACAGACTGCACCAACAAGCGCTGTTGCACCAACACCGGCGGTTGCAACCATGTCACCACAAAAGGAAAAAGAACTATGGTTGAAATTGATACAACAGGCGGCCATAGCTCAAACACAGGCACCCGGAACTCAAACACAATCTGGCGCCAAACCTTCGGCCAACACACAATCCGCCCAATCTGCCGGTGATGCCAGAAGTTATCAGCAACAATTAACTCAAAGAATGGATGCAGCCGTGATCAAAGGTCTTCCATTGTTTGCCAATGAATCAATAAAAATGACCGGTGACAATCGTGTAGGCACCACTGGTAATCCTGTGGCCGATGCCTTGTTGCTCATGGCCGGTTTCCGAGGCATATGATGAATGTTTTTGAAGGTGGCAACGTATTCAAAGATGAGGATGGTCGCAGTGAGACACAGCGTATCAATCAAACTGACGTAAAGTCTACTCTGGCCTGGTTGGAAGAACTGGTGCCTGGACTTGACCTACAAAACAACACTCTTGGATCGACTGGTATCAAAGACACGTCGGGCGACTTAGACATTGCCGTAGACACTGCTGAGGTCAGCAAAGAACAAATGGTAGCACAGCTCACACGCTGGGCACAGAGCCACGGATTCAAACCCGAGGAGTGGGTACGCAAATCAGGCACAGCGGTACACTTCAAGACACCCATCAACGGTCGTCCTGATTCAGGATTTGTGCAGACCGACTTCATGTTCTTGCAAAATGTGCCCTGGTCAAAGTTTGTGCTGGGTGCCATGCCCACAGATAGCCGATACAAAGGCCGTGAGCGCAACGTGCTCATGAACAGCATAGCCAAGAGCATGGGTTACAAGTTGAACCAGATCGCTGGAATAGCAGATCGCAACACCAACGAGATCATCAGTGATGATCCAGATGCTGTGGCCAAGATGTTGTTGAACAAGACAGCCACACGCCAAGACTTGGCATCAGTGGAAAGCATACTGCAAGCCCTTAGCACGGATCCTGAACGTGAAGCCAAGTTGGCCGACTTCCGCGAACACATGAAGCGTGAAGGACTGCCATTCCTTGAAAGCGCAGAAATTTATCAACCTGTTTCAGATGTTCATTTCTTGTCAAAGTTGCGTGACCGCATAGTAAATCAAGGCATGCAACCTTTGATCGAAACCACAATCATGGAAGCCGAGGCCAGGATTCCACACATAGAAGACATGGTGTTTGATCGTGGCACACGTGGCATTCAAGATGCCATGGCAATCATGCGTGATGCGGCTGCAGACACTAGAAAACACACCACGGTCAAATGGGACGGCAAACCCGCCATCATCTGGGGAAGAGATGAAAACGGCAATTTTGTTTTAACTGATAAAAGTGGATTCGGGGCCAAAGGTTATGCGGGGCGCGCCACCAGCATGGCACAGCTGGCTGGAATCATGAGTCAGCGCGGCGGTGAACGTGGAGATCTGATAGGCATATATGAGCGTTTATGGCCCATGCTGGAAGCTTCTACACCCGACAATTTCCGGGGATATGTGTTGGGCGATTTGCTTTATATACAAACCCCTCCAGAGATATCGGGCAATTTTGAGTTCAAACCTAATTTTGTCGAATATCGCATACCGGCCAACAGCAGACTGGGCCAGGCCATTGGTGCCAGTGAAGTGGGCATAGCTGTGCATACTAGATATAAATCTGCAGATGCGCCTGCACAAGCAATCACAAGATTAGATATGAATTCTGTGCCTGGATTGTTATTGATAGAACCTACAGCCAAAGATATAACCAATGTGACTTTGAATAAAAAATTAGTGGGTCAACTGCAAAACATAGTTTCCAATCATGGTGCTGATATCAATGGCCTTTTCAGTCCAGCTGAATTGAGATCTGCACAGATCAGCGATCTACCGGCCTTGTGCAAACGTTATATCAATAGCCGCATAACAACTGACTATGAAAATTTACTGCCGGATTTTGGTGCATGGTTACAGAAAAATGTAAGTCCACGCAAATACAACAATATTGTTGAATATCTGCAGAGTCCTCGAAGCAACATGGACGGTATCACGGCCGCATTCAGTGCCTTTTTACTGATGCATGAAATCAAGATGGACATGTTACAACAGCTGGATCGCCAGGAACCTGGACACGAAGGATGGGTGTTGGCAACACCTGCAGGACGAGCCAAGTTGGTCAATAGATTTGGTTTTTCAGCCGGCAATCGTATACTAAACAACCCTGAATTGGTTTCCTAAACTGCCATTTTGGATAGATCTCATAAATAAAAGTAGGTCCATTGTGACCATATATTAAGGAGAAACAAAATGGCTTATATTACCCCCGTATCTGGTGGCGCACAACCAGTATTTGCAACCGACGTTCGCAACCCTGTTGCTGCTAATTCCACAGCAGTCGGTCAACCAGTAAACTTTGCTGGTCCCAAGTTAGACTTTTATCGCGTTGTAGCAAACGTTTCTATTGCTTCACAGCAAGATGTCAACGAATACGTTTCCAACGTTATCCAAGGCATCCAGCGCACAGCCACAGTGGCAATGTATCAAGTTGACACAGTTGGTGGTGTTGGTGTAATCAGCTTCGGCATTTACCCAACAGGTGCTTTTGGCGACTCTACAGCCAACCCACCCACAACCACAGACACCACAATCTTCTTGGCAGCTGCTAACGTTACCTACACAGGTTACCAGTTAGATTCTTGCCAGAGCTTGGGTTTCAAGTTGGCTGCATCCTAATCGAAAACATCGATTATACCAAAAGCCCCGCAAGGGGCTTTTTTATTGACTTTGTGCCAGCTTCTGTTACAATAGTTAAATACAATCATGCAGGTCAGCAAAATCACTGAAGTCACTATATTTGAAAGCCCCGACGGTGGTCGCACTGTGTATGCTCGTCGTCCTGGCCATACGGATCGAGAATTACACTGGCAAGATCCTACACTGCAACGTGAACTGGCTGAGCTAGAAGCGCAAAAACGTTGGGTGGACATATTCCAAGCACGCCGAGACAACGAAGAATTGAATCGCCTCTGTGAACAGGTCGAAATACTCTATGAACTAGGGCGGCAACAACCATGAAATACGTTTGTCAAACTCTGTTTGATATCACAGCCACTGGAACCACAGGACATTTTCGTGCCACACGTGTGCCTTTTCAGGATCAAGCAGGCAATCTGATCACTGATCAAGAATCGTGGAACCGTTCCAGAAATCAGCAACGCAACTGGGAAACCTTGACACAAATCTTGAGTTTGCGCACTCAGTTGTTTGATCTGACCAATCCCATACAAGACAGCAAAGGTATCAGCTGGATGTTTGAATTTGAAACCGAACAGGATGGTGTTTTTGGAGACAACCAGGACCCTGTGAGTGTGTTGCGGGTTGATGCAGATGGAGTCCCCATGTTGTTAGACCTGGACAATCGATCTGATTTGATTCCGGTATTGCGCACACAGGGTGCAGATCAAAACATATGGTTTGCACCTATGGCCATAAATACTTGACTATGAGTGAAGCCACTGAAATTGAAAAGAAAAGCCTGGAAGCACACGTGGAACTGTGTGCTGAACGCTACAACCAGCTGGAAGCCAGGTTTGAGCACGTGGATGGCAAGATCGGCCACTTGGACACACTGTTGCGTGAAGTGCATGACATGATACAACGCATGAGCGACAAACGCACAGACCAACTCATAGGCTGGGGTGTGGGTCTGATTGGTGCACTGTCGGCCGCTGTGATATATCTGGTCACAAACTACGTATTCAAATGATTCGAGAACAAGATGTTGAACGCATGTTCCGCCAGGAATTTCGCGATCTCATGCCCAATGTGATCTGGCAAAACGACAACGGCGTCTACGAAGTATTTGACCGCTACAGGATCTCTCCGTCAAAAACAGGTTATACAGTGTTTTGCTCGGCCACAGAAGTGGGCACATTTAGCTCTACCCGTTCAGCCCTGAGCTGGTGCATAGCCGACAAACATTGTGCCTACAACACTGCCCGAGAACTGTTAGAAACCGATCGTAAATTGACTTATTTGACACACGACATAGCCACTAGAGCTGGCATTGGTGATCGCAGCCGTGATCCTGTGTTGCGCGAAACCATTTTGGCCAAGCTGGAAAGCAAGATCATACACAAAAAACACTTGGAAAATCAACTGACCAAATGTGTCAAGTGGGCTAAATATGTTCAACAACGAGGATTTGAAGATGAAACTCAA